GACCAATCTACATTTGTTTCATACCATTTATCTGGGTCATCCATTGATTTACGAACATCTGCTAATGCAGCCAGATGAACTACTCTATCAAATTGTGATAAGTAATCTTCTTTTATATCTTTAAAATTAAGGGGTGCTGGATTTCCCTCAAATGTTCTCAATAAATCCCACTCTGAAACTGAATGTTTATCTTTTTTTAATTCTCTTACTACATGTGAACCGATAAATCCACTTGAACCTGTAACCAATATTTTCATTGACAATACTCCATATATATGATACTAATACATACTATACAGATTTAGGTGATTAATGTCAAGGGCAATTTTTAGTTTATATATTGAAATACCAGACGAGGAACTCGATTTCTTCGATAAGGATATTATTAGAAAGGGTAAAACGCCAACTAATATTCATACCAAACAACAATTTCAAAAACACTATCAAAGACTAATAGATAACAAAAAACGCTATGCAGAGGCACTTGGTGTTAAGTTCTTTATGTATGAATATTCAACAGACTTCAAAGAGTATGCAAAACACTTTAAAGAGAATTATCCGTTTATCACAATGTATAACATTGTTAACAAATACAAGTTAGCATTAATGGAAAACCTTGTCAATAAGTACGATGAAGTTCTTTATCTAGACTTTGATGCTATACCTGTAACAAATGAAAACTTTTTTGATGTGTGGGATTTATCTAAAGGTATTGCAATTTTACATAACAATGATAAGATACGACCTACACATTATCATCTAGATGAAATTAAAGGTTCTATTCGTTCGCCATCAGCAAAATACTTTAACGCAATGGCAATGTTAGAAGAAAATGGTTTGTCACCACAATGCGATGTAGTTAATACAGGCATCATTGGTTGCAATAAAGAACATTGGAATAAACTTAATTACTTTTCAGATTTAGATAAGTCATTTGAATTGATGCACTATTTAAGAAGTGATGAATATAAAAAGGATTCTATGTATCCAATAAATATAACAAATACATTTGGATATGATAACGAAACAATTTTCTCATATAAATTAAAAAAACAAAATGTGCCTGTTCAATGGTTAAATAACCAATGGCATTATTTTTATGATTATGAGATGCATATACCTAAAGAAACAAAGATAGTACACGCTATCAATAAGGAATTTGAATATGTCTGGCGATATGAAAAAAAGATTAATTTTTAGTATGTACACAACATCTATTAATTTAGATGAAAGAAGTAATTCTGCAAGAATTGGTGGTGCTGGAAATATGTTTGAAAAACATTTTGAAAGACTTGTACAGGGTCACAAAGCATTAGCAGAAATGTGGGATGCTGATTATATTTTAGATAGGCCTAGTCAAACCGATTCTGTTAAAGAGTTTGATAAACTTACAATGTGGAAACTTTTTAAATTAGAAGAGTACGTTGAACAATACGAACAAGTTCTATATCTTGATTTAGATGTTATTCCTAATCTAAAAAATATAAAAAAGAATATGTTTAACGAGTTTGATTTTACAAAAATTGTTTCGGGGTGTAATGACACACATGATTTAGCATTATTTAAAAATGTTCATGAAATGAGAGATAAAGATAATTGGTATAAATCTCTTGACAAGTATCATTGGTCAGTCAAAACAAAAATGTTTCATCATATGTTACTATCACAATTAATTGAACCTAAGTTCTATCGTATGATTAATACTGGTATATGGGGTGGAAGTAAAACTGCTACTGATAAATTAAAATTTAGTAAAAGATTTGATGAATGTAAAGAAGTCCTTGACGAAATCAAAGACATGGATAATCGATACTTCTACAATAACGAAGTTTTTATTTCTTACATTTTGGAAAAATACAAACTAGAAGATAACTTTGATTTAGTACCAGACCACTGGCATCGTTTCTTTCTTAATGACAGTAGTTATGATTCATGCAAAACAGCATGTCTTATACATGTTATGAACAAAGACTTTGAGGGTGTCTTTAAAGCTATAGATTCTTAATATCTAAAAGAGTTTGTAAAATTTCAACGGGGTCTTTTGCTTTTCTTAATTTAGATTTCAATTCTCTATCTTCACAATTTTTAACAACATCTAGTTCAAAGGCTGCAAGTTTAACAATAAACAAATCTTCTTTTTGTTTCTCTGCGTTAAACTCTTCAAAGAAAAGTTTTAAACCATAGGAATAAAATTTTGTATCTACTTTAGATGATTGAGTTTCACTATCATAATACGCAATAGGGTCAATTAATAAACCCATTTCTTTTCCAATACGAACAGCATACTCTTTAAAATGTCTTTCTTCTCGTTTAATTCTTTTGTATGTGTTTTCGTGCATCGTGTCTAAATCAGTAAGTGTCAAAAGTTTTTGTGTGTACTTATCATCCTCATTCCAATTAAAGTTAATTTCAGTTTCTTTACCAGTTTCTTCTATTGTGTAATAAACTCTTACATGAGTTCTTTCATCATTGGTAAACTCAGCACGAATAAAATTATCTTTATGCCAAAGACAAAAAATTGTATCTTTATCATCTGTCCAATGAACAGGTTCTAAATATTTTGACATAGGTGTCTGGTCTGTTGCTGGAAGTGGTTTAGTATCTAGGGGAATGTTTTTTAGTTCAGTCATAATATAATCTCCAAAAAGTATTTAATAGTTAAGAACGAAGTGCCTTAAAGGTAAAAGTAGAAATAGTTGCAGCAGAACCGTTAGGAAATTTCTGTGAACGATAATCATCACCGCCAACAAATCTATTTGTTTCTGTACCTGAACCATCAAGTTTTGTATCAGTCATTGCCGTTCCTTTTGCAACACCTGAACCATTTATATTGTAATCAATATTGTGGTCTGCAGCTACAGCATCATCAACTGCTAGTTTTCTAGTGTAGTTTTGTAGTAACGATTCGATGTCTGCTTCTGCATATTGATTTAAGTTTTTATTTGTATTATCGATAAACAACAATGTTCTCGCAGGTGTGTTATCAACACCATCTCTTTTAAAAAGAAAGAAGCTGTTTATTATTTCATTGTGTGTTTGAGCAGTACCTGCACCATCAATAGAACCCGCTGCATATTCAGAGACATCAGCTCTTGTATCAATAAAAACAGCAGTAGAAGAAATTAGTGTATGATTACTCAATGAATTTGCATTGTGAATTGTGAACATTCCTCCATAATCACCTGCTGTTCCTTCACTGGCAGCAGTCATAAGAACTAATGCTGGTTTAATAAAAGTATCAACAAAGTCTGCTTCTGTCATAGACCGAATCGCTCCAGCAGAGTTATCCCAATAAACAGGAAATGCCACACTATTAGTATCTCCAGCCGCACTTACAGAAGCCTTTGTTTGTGATATCTTATCAAAAGCAGTTGTGGCTGTTTGTAAAGCACCAGAGCCAGGGTGTGAAGATACTTGAACTACGGTTGCTGAAGAGATAAATCTTGTATCATTCATTACTGGTGAAATATTACCACTACCAGAAACCTGTGAACATGTCACAGATGGGTTTGAGGCATATTGGAATATCGCTTGTTTTACATACTCTAATACTTCACTTGCAGAAGTCTCAATAAGACTGTTACTGCCATCGTAGTATAAGGGGGCTCTTACTGTCATTTCATAATCTCCTAATAATTATTAACATAATACATTTATATATGTACTTTGTCAACCATTAAATTGCGGCGTGTCCGTTAACTGTTTTTAGTGTTGTGCCACCAGAGTTCTTAATTAAAAGAATACTATCTGGTGTTGCGTGGAACTTACCTGTTGAACCAACAATCTTTGCTTTCTCTACGGCAGTTTCTGAATTACCTGCTCTGAATGATATTTTAGTTGCGTTAGATGATGCACTAAAGTCTCCTTCAGCCATCGCTACGATAGCTGCGGCCACTGTAATAGCATCGGTACCTGCACCCTCGTCAGGTGCTTGGAAGAAGATTGCACCAAGTTCATCGTTTGCGGCAACATCAGTATCACCTGATTGTAAAGTAATAGTTGCAGACGAACCGTCAGCAGCTGCTAAATCTTTGAGAATTAACTTACCAGTTGATGTCATAGTTAATAATCCACCATCTGTACCTGCGGCAGCAGATTTACCTGTTGCAAATATCATAGAAGCAGCGTTATTATCAGCTGCAAAGTTACCTTCAGAGACAACCTTAATTGTACCTGCGGCTAATAGAGCATCAGTACCTGCACCTTCAGCAGGTGCCTTAAAGTCAATTTGTCCTAACACATCATCTGCGGCAATATCGTTATCACCTGCGGCAAGTGTTACTAATGGTGTAGAGTTATCTGCTGTTGCTGGAACAGAAATCGTAAGACCTGAATCAGCGACATGTGTTATTGTTACGTCTGAATTAGCACCTAACTTAATTACAGAAGCATCTGAACCTAAGATTAAGTCATCGCCTACTGTGAAGTCACCATTTGTTGTTAAACCTGTATCTGCTACGTGAGTAATATTAATATCTGAATCAGCACCAAATTTTATTATTGCTGCATCAGATAATAGTAAAAGGTCATCACCTATAACTGCATCTAAAGCAACTGATAATCCACCATCAGTTTGTAGTGAACCATCGGTTGTACTTGTTGCAGCAGTTGTATCGTCTGTTTTTAGTATTCCACTAAATGTACCTGTTGTAGCTGTTAATCCAGCAGTAACTGCTAATGCACCTGCAGAACTTAAAGTCATTTTTGTTGCAGCTGCTTCGGAAGCACCAACCATAAAGTCAATGGCAGTAGCATTAGCATCAGCCGCAAAGTCACCCTCAGAACGAGCTTGAATAGCTGCGGCAACTAATACTGCATCTGTTCCTGTTCCTTCATCTGGTGCCTGAAAGGCAATTTTACCTAGAACGTCATTGGCAGCGATATCAGTTTCACCTGATTGTAAGGTTAAAACAAATGGATTATCGTCACCTGTTGCTTTTGATTTTAAGAATAAACCATCATCAGGGTCGTGTGTTACTATAACGTCTTGGTCATTACCAAATTGAATGGTAGCACCATCGGCTAAAAATAAATCTGAAAATTCTTTTGTTGCAGAACCCAATGTTGTACCGTCAGCGCTTGTTGGTAATATTGATGTTCCGAATGTACCTGTATTAATAACAGGTGAAGTTAATGTTTTGTTTGTAAGGGTTTGTGTTGCTCCAAGAGATACACTTGTAAATCCGCCGGCTGTGCTACCATCATGAACTCTCAACGTGTCTAGCGTTGTATCATAAGTAATTTCACCAATTGCGCCCGTAAATGAATTATTCTGTGAAGTTGTACCCCTTCTATGTTGTAGTACTGTTGGCATCTTAATTATCTCCTAGTAAGTATGTCTTTTCATATTATTTATACAACTTATATACTACTACTTTCGCCTAAATCTTGATTTGGTGTACTTCCTTTAGGTTCATTCATATCATATAAGTTATTTGCAGTTGAAAATCCAAAAGCGTCAACAGCACCTAGTGATAAGTCTCCTAAATCAGCGGCTGCCTCAGCAGTTGGTAATTGTGTTAGTGTAGAGTTTGTAAACCCCAAATCGGCAGTAAATGCGACTGTACCAGTCTCATTTTTAAATGTAATTGTCCTATCTGCTGTAGGGTTTGTTACAACAAATGTAGTTTCATTAGCATCATCATCACCTGTTCCTTCAAAAGTAATTCTATCACTTAGTATATTTAATTCAGTAGGGGAAACAGTTGTAATTCCTAGTGAACCTGTAATTGATAAATCACCAACAGAAATATTGGTGGCAGAAACTTGTCCAAAATTTAATGTTCCATTTTCTAGAGCAGAAACATCTGTAACCAGATTGTTAAACTGACTTCGCAGTTGTTCAAGGGTTTGTGTATTTGTTACTTGTGTTGCATTAATTGCCATTTTATATTCCCGAATCGTCGCCCAAATCTATCGTAGAACCAGTCATTAAAACTGTGCCTGTAGCATCAGGAAAAGTAATAGTTCTATCGGCTGTTGGGTCTGTTACTGTAAAAGTTGTTTCATTCGCTGAAACAGTTGAACCTTCGAAAACTATTGACGAACCATCAATTTTTAACGATGTTGCTGTGACAGCAGTAAAGTCTAGTGTACCAGAAACAATTAAGTCAGAAACATTAATTGTAGTAGCAGAAACAGCTCCAAAATTTAATGTTCCATTTTCTAGAGCAGAAACATCTGTAACCAGATTGTTAAACTGACCTCTAAGTTGTTCAAGGGTTTCTGTATTTGTTACTTGTATTGCATTAATTGCCACTGTTTTTTACCATTTGTTGTAGTAAGTGTTTAATCTCATGCATTTCGCATTTAAGATTATTTATCTGTCTAGTGGCGTCTCTTAATTCATCATTTCTTTTTTGTGCATTTTGTGAAGCAATTCGTGCTTTTAAATATGCAGACTTACTTGTGTTTAAAATAGCGCCAGATTCTAAATCCCTTACTAATTCAGAATGTCCTTCTACTTTAACAAGTGTTTTCATTATGTTGCCAATGCAAGTAATCTCAAGTCTCTTATTCTTGGAGGTTGAGCAGCATTAGTTCCTTGTCCTACTATTTTAATTGCAAACTGAATAAATTCAGGTAGTGGCGTTCCGATACCATCATCAGTAACACCTGCTGTGTAAATGTATTCTTGGAAATCGTTATCATCAAGAGATGACCCTATTTCAACATCAGTTGTACCAGTTGTGTTAAAGAATGTATAACCTAATTCATCAAAATCAGAAGCGTCATCAGTTCTTAAAACTTTAAACATTGATTTAATTTCAGCACTTTGTTGTTTGTGTGCTGAAAAGATTAACTTAATAGCAGTTGCTGGATTTTCCAATGCAACTTTCTTTGTAATATAAATGAATGCGTTTTGGTCACCACTAGGTTGTGTGGAATCTTTGTAATCAGTTGTAGGGAAAACATCAGATGAACTATCAATGTTATTAATTCTATTTGCGACAGCAACAAATGATGCACGACCTAAATCAATCACAGGTGAAATACTTTGATTTTGACTTGTTAGTTTTAATGGAATGAATAATGATTTTGCACCAGCAAGTTCATTTGTTTCATTTATATCAGATGCAATTACACTTGTTATTGAGTTGGTAAAGTTTTCATTGAAAGGAATAGAAATAGCATTACCTAGTGTTGTTGTTGAGAATGATGTCTCTGCACCACTTGGTGATGTACCTGTAGTGTTTCTCAATGTAGATACAATTTTTGTGTTACCTAATTCTAAAGAAGAAATAAGTGTTTTACCAGTTTCGTATCGATAGTTTTCTGAAGCATATATACCTGTTCCACCAACTTCAGCAGTTGTTGAACCACCTGAAACACTTGGAGCATTTGTAAGAGTAACAGTATAAGAATCTATTCCTATGTTTGCTATTGCAGTATGAATCTTATTAATTTCTACAAGTGAAGTACCTAAGATTTGATAAAGTTCAACTGTTGCGTTTGCGTCATGTATTGCAGCTGTTGAACCACTAGTACCTCTTGTGAGTGAGGATACTGTACCTGAACTATTTGAACCTGTAATAATTTCGTTTCCAATTTTAAGAGTTATTGCTCCAGCTGGGAAGTTTGTATTAGAAGTTAAAACTAATGAAGTTCCAGCCGCAGTTATACCTGCACTTAATGTTGTACTAATACCCGAACTAACGCCTGTAATTCTTACATTGTTTGCAGTTGAATACATACCATGGTCGATATGTTTTACTCTTAGTACAGTTGAACTATCTGTCATTGTTAAAGGATTAGCTGTTAATCTTTTTCCATACACAGTTGAACCTAATTCGTTTGTTACTGCATCACCAATAATATCGTTTTGTAAAGTTAAGTTACCTGCGGCAGTTGTATCAAATACTGCTTTGTTTAAAGTAAATTTTAAATCTTCTGAATCAGATGGTGACCAAGTAGTATTATTTTGTGATTTAAATAATACACCAAGATGTGGTTGTTTTGATACTACTCTTAATCCACCAATATCTGTTTCGCCCATTCTTGAAATCCAAACTGTCGGTAAAGTTGTATGAGTTCTAACAACGATACAATATTCTGTTCCACCCTTAACATAAACAGGTGAATCAAATGTAAATGTTGTTGCTGTTGAAGCATCGGTTGATACATTAAGTTCTGAACTTTTTAAAACTTTTCTACCAAAGGGAAGAACTTTAGGACCAGGATATCCGTTAATAACATTTCTCAATTCAATCCAAATTGGACTATCTATATCTATTGTTTCAAAGTAAAGGTCTACTGAAGTTAAAAAACAACCATTAGGGTCTTCAATTAAAAATGTTTGTGCAAGAGGGTCACTTGGACAAAATTGTTTACTACCACTTAATGTACCTTGAGAAACTCCTGTTCTACTTTCAATACGCTCTAATGGTTGAGTTTGTCTTTGGTTATTTACATATTTATCTCTATGTGCTTTTGCTCTGTCTCTTGTATCATGATTCCTAGCAATATTATTAATAACTGTAGAAGAAGTATCAAGAACGGAAGTAGTTTGAACTACATCTGTTTGAGCGATAAAGGCGTTTCTTGTTGCAATAATTGTTTCTTGCTCTGTTTCTAATATTCCTTTTGCAGAATATATTACTGAACCAGAAGTTATTGGTAAAGGGGTTGTTTCATTTGTTGCACTTGCTGTAATTTTAAATTCTATTTCACCAGTTTTAAATTTAGGAACATTTTCTTGTCCTTTAAATTTATAATCAGGAATTGCAAAAGTACCATTAACATCACCAAGAGCATCTGTAACAAGTTGAGTACCTGCGGCTGGTGTAACAGCACCTTCGGTAAATGTAGATGATTCTGCTGTAACATAAGCGCCTACATTTGTGCCATCAAAGAATACATAAACTTTTGTATTAGGATAAAAACCTTCACCTGTAAATGTAACAGTTCTAGGTCTTACCCACGGTATAATTGCTCTTGCAATAATTCTTGTACTCTGTGTTTCTTCATCAATTTGTTCTACAATATTTGTTGCAATACCTGAACGACTTAAATCTGAACGAGTTGTTTGAATTGCTCTTGTAATTATACTGTTACCTTCTCTACCTGCTCGGGTAGTTTCTGTTTTTGTTGAAACAACACCAGACCATTGAGTTTCCCAAGCATTCCAAATTGTACCAATTCTATTTTCATTTGCTGCCAAAACTGAATCATAGTTACCATCAACATTAATAATTAAATCAGGTGCAGTTTCAGTTTCAAACCATTCGTCACCTTCAGGTGATAGTTTAATCATTCCTACCCAGTTTGCAGTATAAACAGGTAGTATTCTTTCAACTCTTGTTGCATATGAATTTTCAGTTTCAACTGTTTCTGTGTATGGAAGTGTTAATAGTTCACCAGTCTTTTGGTATCCTAACCCAGCTCTTTCTGTATCAGTTGAAACAGTTTCCACAAGGCCTGAGGCTCTCATAACACACTTTGGTCGTAACTCTTTAAACTGTTGGTCTATTGAATTTTTATAATCTCTATTTTTAACATCACCAACTCTATGACCTGCAAAGTTATCTACTACAAAGCCAGATTTAAATCTGTTCAATCCATTTGCATCTGTAATTTCAAATGATTCAGCATCTCTTTCAAGTAATGATAAGTTTGTATAATACTCAAGGTTTTGAATTCTTCTCTGCAATTTACCAATATCTTTCATAGTAAATCTTTGATTTCTTTCTCTTGAAATTTGAATATCAGTAGGTCTAAATGTATAAGCAGGTATAAATGCAGTTAGAAGTTTCATTGCTCCGTCAATTTGTTTAGGTTCTGTTGGAACTTCAGCAGACGGACCTTCAACTACTTTAAACTCACCATCTTGACCAAGAAAAACACTAATAATTTTATTCAAATAGAATTCAAAATCAATTGTTCCTAGTGTACCAGGTTTTGGTGTATCAACTGTTGAAGAACCTGCACCGTCAAATTGTCTATGGAAGAAGTCAAAAGATTTGCCAGTTATTGTATCGATAGCAGATTCCGTATCACTTGCACCAGTAACATTTTCACATGTTGGTCTGAAGTCTAAACAATCTGTTAGTTCAAACTCACCAGTTGGTTCTGGTTCATCTGGGTCAACTCTTGTAGCAGTATAAGTTGGAATATCATCGTATTGCATTCTTTTAGCTGCATCTTGATAAGAATCTACACTAAAGAAAGAACCTGAAGAATGAGAAAAGAAATCAAATACTACTAATAATCTTCCTCTTGGTTTTGAAGAACCTGGTTTTAATTCTATTCTTGATATGTCATAATAGTTATCTCTTTGACCTGTGTCTAAAACATAATGAGATGTAATAATTCTTGACCCTGCAGCTATTGATGATACAGTTGCAGTTGCAGTTGAAGAATCGCCTGTGATTGTTTCGCCAGCAGAAAAATCAATAGCACCATCACCACTTTGTAAATAATATGATAATGGTGATGTACTACTAACTACAATACCTACTGCGCCAGAAGTTCCACCAGTAATTTTTTCGCCTCTTGTAAATGTACCAGAAGCACTTGTTAATGTTAAAGTTGGAAGGGTCGCATCAGCACTAGTATCTTCAGAATCTAAAACTACTCCTAAATTAAATGCATCAGCTCTGCCTAAAGAAATTGCTTCGTCAGTTGCTTTTGTTCCAAATGCACCACCAACTGCTCCAGCTACTTTTACTTGTTTTGATAATTTTGTATTTTTAATTCTTTGTGTTACACTAGTTTTTAATATAGTTGCAGTTAAAAGAACTTTTGCAGAATCGCCAAGAGCAGAATTATCTGTGATTGTAATTGTTGATGTACCTGCGCCTGAGAGGTTTCCGTCAATAGAAACAATAGCACCTTGTGCGGCAGTACCATCACCTGCACTTAAAACACTTAATGTATAATCTTTTTCTGTGTGTGATAGAAATGTTTCATTTGCACCTGCTGTAAATGAAATAACACCACTTGAGTTTGTTGTGCCAATAAACTGTCTTCTTACTGTTATTGAAGTATCAGATGCACCATCATTATCAGTTGTTAAAAGTGTTTTAATAGTTTTCTTAGAAAGTCTGTATAAGGCAACATTCTTTTCAGAATTTACAAGTTTTGCATCTTGTTTTGTTTCTAACGCTAATGTTGAAGTGTTATCTGTTTCAGAAACAAAGTTTGCATTTTCATTGGTTCCATTCGCATCTGATTGATTAGCAATAAGAGAACCTACTACTGTACCACTTAAATCAATATCAGCAGTAAAGTCTTGACCTGAATCACTATCATTTTGAAATACTGAACGAGTTTCGGAAAGTGTGTGTGTAACAACATCGGTAAGAGTTATATCAGCATTAGCTGCAGTTTCTACAACTTGGTCTGTCTCTGCACTATCAGAAGCAATAATTTTTTCGCCTGAAAGGAAAGTACCAGAAACATTTGTTAATACAACTGTTTGACCAGATGTTAAACTTCCAAACACAAAACCTGTTGCACCTGTAGTATTACCAGTAATTCTTACACCACCATTTGCATGATTAGATATTAAAGTTGCTGACGGTATACCCGATAAACTTAAATAAGTAAATGGTCTAATATCAAAAAGAAATAATTTGTATATTGAATCATCATTTCCAGCAGTACCAGAATCGTATTCTATTGTTCTTGCTCTGGCAAGACCAATTTGTCTACCTGACGCAGTTCCTTTAGTTACAGTAATATCATCATGTAATTGAATTGTTTCGTAAGCAGTTTGTTCACCACTAATTGCAGTAACTTTAGGTTGATTGTGTAATTTTTTGATTTTAATAAAGTTACCTAACTCAGCATTTACTGTGCCAGCATTAACAGTATCGAACTCTCTTGCCTTTTGAATATCTTTAAATGTAATCGCAGTTTTTTCAATTTCGTAACCACGAACATATGCTTTACCTGGTGATATTGCTAAATTGAAAAAGTTTTCTGCAGCTGTATTACCATCGGTAGTTGTAGTACCAACAGTATAAACACCTCTGAACTCTGTGCCTTTGTGTCTATTTGAAATCTGTTCTCTTGCATCTATTTGAAAAGGTCTTACAGTATAGTCACCTGATTCATCAAATGTTCTTCTTGCAAGTGAATCGCCAATTACTGAATAATCTGTAGGTCTAGCATCTGCACTCGGCCCACCATCAACTACTCTAACAATCTCAACAAACTTATCATCACTTGTAGAATCAATAGGTAATGATGTAAGAACTAAATCAATTTTAAGTCTATGAGCACCTTTGGCTGCAAAGTTTGATGAACCTGTTGCATTATCTGTAAGTGAAGCATCATCTTCTGGTGCCACTAAAGTTTCTGTTATTGTGAATCCTACTCTGGCACTTGCATATTGTGAAGTATCATCTAATACTAAAGTTTGTTCTGACATCTGAACAAAAGTTCCACGCACATAATAAACACCATTACCTGCTGTAACAGCAGTACCTGTTTGATGTGCATTTAAATTATGAGTAGTAGCAGAATTAGCGTTAATCGCATAACTTGTTGTATGAGTAATAGCTGTATCTGCAAAAATATTTTCATTGTCTGCGAATATATTAGTTTCTAAATCTGAACCTGTTGAAATATATTGAATGTATAATAATGGTTGCGATGTAGTTGTTGCAGCTTTAACACCAATAACTTTTGCTCTAACACCAGTTGTTGCTCCAACTATTGTAACTGGTGATGTTGCACTATAATATTGATTAACATCTATTGATTCAGCTGCAAAAGTAGAAGCTAATAAAATAGAATCATAAGTTTGATTTGTTGAAATTCCACCGGGTATTACAACTGAACCCTCTTGAAAAATATGTGAACCAAATCTTTCGACTTGATTTTGAAGTATTGATTGTAGTTGTGTTAATTCTCTCGCTTGAACAGCGAACCCTGGTCGAAACAATATACGATGAAAATTCTTATCTTCTTTATAATCATCATAATATGGTGCGACATTTAAATCTGTTTTTTGTGCCATATTAAAACTCTATAATTAATTTAATGTCTTCGGTTTGGTCTGAAACTCTTTGTATTGGTTGTCTGTTTTCTAAGTACACAATGTTACCACTATCTGGTTGTAACTCGGGTGTTGCATAACCACTAGTAAATGTAATAGTATTTCCCCCAGCAAGAGTTACAGTATTTGTGCCATCTGATATTGGTGTACCAACAGCACTTGATGTAGAACCTGTTATATTATTTGTTCCACTAAATGCTGTGAAAGATTGTGTTGTAGTTGCAGTACCATAAGTTGAAAATCTTTCTTGAACATAATATAAAATTTTATTACTTGAATCCCATTCAACAACTCTACCAATAGCACCAGTAGTTGTTTGTGTCAATTGTTCGTCAACTGAAAATGTACCAGTCGCAGAAGCAAACTTTACAGCATAAGTCATTCTAGCTGTAGAAGCAGATGCTACTGTGGTTGTGCCATAAGTTGTAGGGTCAACAACAAGTCCAACATTTCTGAAATCGTTTCCAACTGTTATGTCATCACCCTCTGCTTGTGTTAATGTTGTATTAGTAATAACAAAGTGTCCACCTAATTCATTTACTGCATTATTTCCGTGTCCGTCAAAAGGTGAAATAACTATTCTTACTGCACCACCAGAACCTGAACCAACACTTGTTGAAGAAGATAATGCTGTATCAGTAAATACATTTGTCAATGATACATTTCCAAAAGTATAACCTGTACCACCTGCATGGATTGTTGTGTCAGTTCCAGCAGTTAAACCAAATGATGCGATAGCACCACCTGCAATAGTAATACGAACAATACCACCAGAAGATGTTCCTTGACTTGCACCATCACCAAAGATTGGTGCGTAGTATGTTCCATTTGTATAACCTGAACCTGCTGTTATTACAAGAGATTCGATTTTACCACCTACGGCAGCTGCAGAAACAGTTGTGTCGGTAGTAACAGGCATATAATCATTTGTTAAAAACTTTGCGGCATTTGATGCTGTAATAGCGTACATGTATTTTAAAACATATCCACCAGAAGCAAACGGTGATGTACTAGTAGAAGTAGGTTCTGAACCTGAATAAGCAGTTCCACCATTATTATCTAATACTTTATAGACATTTTGTGTAGAAGTCATAAAGTAAAAATTGCCTTGATATAAAGAAGATGCACTACTTGTTGTTGTATTTGATGCTGAAATAGTATCATCGTACATATCGTAAATTGTATTGTTAACCCAATTAGTTCTAGGAAGAGCATTTGAGATATCAGTACTCGGAATATTTTTTGCGCCTATCATGGAATCCCATGAATAAAATTCACCTGAAACTGAATCAGCAGGTGTTGGTGGGGCTGCATCTGTGCCACCCGTTGTGCCTGATGTGAAAGGCATTGATTTACCTATGAAAAGATAATAGGTTGATTTTGATGTTTCAGAAAACGATTCAACGAATTGAGTTGCGTTGTGTAGTCTGAACTTTTCTGTAATAATTGCGGTCATGAACTCTTCCTTTACATGTATTTATACAAATATTTATACTATATTTAGGTCCTTGTAATAATAACCGAACTTCTTGTAACAGGTTGCATTCCAACTGCTATTTCGTTGTTAGGTCTATCTTGATTTAATTCTAATCCATAGTTTCCACTAGGGATTTGTCCTTCTTCTTGAATGGTTCTTGAAGATTCACCTAATAAATGATTAAACTCATTGGCGATATCAGCAAAATCTGTTTCTAATAATAGTGTAAAATCATCTTCTAATACAATTTGGTCGGTTATCAAACCACTACCTGTTCCGTCTTCAAGTCGAACACCATCTTGAGGTTCTGGTTGTAGAGATGTTTCTAGTCTAAGTCTTTGTCCACTTTCACCAACTAAAACATCTTTTCTTGATTTTTGAGAAAAGTTTTCTAAAATTAAAGAACCATTCTCTTCTAAAAAGAATCTAAAGTTATCTTCACTTTTTAAAATAGAATCTGCATCGCTTGAGGATTCGTCTGTACCATCAAGTGATAATACTCCACCACTTTCTTCTAACTCAAACCCATCTTCGTCAGCTGAACCAGCATCAATACTACTTTGTCCAGCAATAAAACTACGATGTGGATTTAATTTAGTATCATCAAACTGGTCTTGTAAACTATCTTCACCTATTAAAGTTCTACCATCCTCTGCACTTAATGTTACATTGGCAGGTACAGTTCCGTCCTCTGATAATAATGCTCTATCCCCATTAATAACAATAGTATTTTCTAAAGTTATAAAACATATTCCGTCTTCAGATTTAAGTGGAGTTGAACCATCTGTTTCTGAAACAAATTTATTGATAAGTTCAAATCCTTGTATTGAGTTTGGTTGTTCAGCTAATAATTTACTTTGTCTAAGTATGCTAGATATATTAATACTACCAAGTTGTTCGATAGTTAATGTTGTTAAGTTTGTAGGATTGTCTTGTAGTAATCTATCACCTACACTTTGAACTTGATATGGTTGAAATGTTAATACAGATGTTTCAGCAAGAAACCTATTTGTGTCTTGACCGACTGTACCAAATTCAGCAATAAAGTTATCACCATTAGTTTCATCAACAATAAAATTAGTTTGTGGTGTTGGGGGCAATCCGTCTAAAATAATTCTTTCTGTTAAACTGCCTTCAAGTTGTATACCATCACCATCTTGCTCTCCAAAAGGATTTTTTGCTAAATGTAAAAATAAATTCTCTGCAACCATTATCTTGCCCTCGCCGCTCTTGATACTCTTGAAACACTAAAGTTAGGAACAAAAGCCAATTCTTGTTTACCACCTTGTATAGTGGCTGTTTCTGCAAAAATTCTATTACCTTTACCATACATTGTAATAGTACCATCTTCGCATAATATACTAACACCTGCATTTTGTGATAAAATATTTTCTGCTATCATATTAACATTACCTAAATCGTCCTCTGCAATAATAGTACTTCCAGCATTTGATGATGAACCATCACTACCATCAAGAGCAAGTGTGGATGTTGAAGAACCATCGATTGTAACTTTATCTGTTCTATTACCAATTCTTGCACCAGGTCGTACGACATAGTGTCTTCTAGGAATAAGTTCATCAAATATTTGATTAAATGTAGATGCAAGAATTGGTGAGAATGTACCATCTGTATCTACTCTTGCATATTCTTTACCAGCATTTTTAACTGATAATGAAACAAATGATGCAATAGAAACTTTACCAAAAGGATTAAATCCAGCAGGGTGTACCGCTCTTTTTAATTCATTTAAATATGTTGCAGCTGATTGACCAACTTGAACTTCATATGAGAACTGTTGATAGTAATATGAATCTTGTATTCTAATTAAATCTTCATCGATTAACGATTGTACTGTTATGTAATTACCTGTTGTATCAGTTGTTATATCTATGACAGCATCAGCAGTAGCAATATTCCCTAAAAGAATTGTACCAGTGGCTCCACCAGAATCTGTTATTGTAATATCTTTATTGGAAAAGTCAATCTTATCTTGAGTAATTAAATTAGAATCTGCATTATTTGATGAACTATCCGTTCCATTTAAAGCAATGTTATCACCAATAGAATCACTATCTTGGTCTTCGAATAATAATGTGAAACCATCTTCAAGGAATATTTTATTACCTTGTTGTTCAGTTCGTAATCTTTGACCTGATTCTCCACCTAAAAATCTAGTACCAACATTAACATCACCATCAAGAATTACTTTACTATTCTCACCTGCAATAAGAGCGTTAGTAGATTCTAAAAGTATATCTCCACCATCATCTTCTAAATCAAAACCAGTTAATTCATTTCCACCAGTTTGTGTTCCGGCATCAAGTAACATTCTATCTTTAGTTCTTGTTATAGAATCAAATATAATGCAATCGCCTTCATCTGTTATAATTGTATTTCTAGTTCTAGTTTCCATAATTCCACCAGTACCAGAATGATTAACTTCATAATAATATAATGTTGGTGCATTAATAGGAACAACTATTTGAATATAAGCACCTGCTGTTCCAATTGAAGTTGTAATTGGTGAAGATGTAACGCCAGAAGTAAACGCAACGCCACCACCGTGAGTACCATCTGATGTAGAAGAAAATTTAAGTTGATGATTAAGTGTAGTATCTTCATTGTATAATGAGGGGTCAGATAAGTTAAAGTAATAAGTACTACCTTCTTTTAATAATAATTGTTTTTGTCTTTCACCATTTATTATAAAATACTCGTCACTTGCATCGGCAGGATTTTGATAATGTTTTACATTAATTGTAAAAACTCTAACTGGTTCAAGGTTTGCACTTGTACCATCTAAAATAATATTGTCATCTTCCGTTAGTGGTAAAAGTTGTGTATCCTCTGCAAGTATATTGTGATGATTAACATCTGCTTCTTGGTCTTCAAGAATAAATGGAATATCTACAGCTGTACTGTTTTCCATTACAATCTTTTCTGAATCTTCAAATGTTACATCTAATTGTTGAGTATCAGAATTGTATCCTTGAACTGTACCTACATGAGTTGTTAAAGTATTGTTGGCTGCAAAAGTACCTGTTACATCTTTTAAAATAAAGTGTGCTTGGAATGCTACATCAGGTATGTCAGTATCATCATAATCAAAACCAGAATCTTTTATGTTTAAAGAATTAACAGCACCAATGTCAGTTGTTAATGCTAAAAGTTTTGCACTACTACCACTATCAGAGGTAACTGAAATTGTTGGAAGACTGCTGTAACTACTACCAGGGTTTGTTATGAATACTTGGTTAATAGAAGTTTGTTCTGCTTCTGTTGCAAAAGTACCTCTTTCTAAAATAAGTCTTTCGTCATCATTTGTAAATATATCTAATGAAACTTGAGTTAGATTAGATATTAATTTATCACCAGCATCTAAACCTACTGCGTCAGTTCCGTTTAATATGATATTATCTTCAGTTTGTGGTGGATAAGAAATATATGTTTCTGAATCATATGTACCTGTTGGTGCATCGGCCAGACCATGAAAGACAGTTGCATTAGGCATATAAAAAGTTTGGTCAGGAAATTCTAAAAATGTATGTGCATGAGAATTGGTTGTTCCACCTGCACCAGTAGCCGTTAAAAATAATGGATAGAAATAGCCAGTTTTACCAGCACCTTTCTGATTATAATCAGCAGTACCAAAAATATAATATGGCCCATCGGCTAACTCTCTAGATTCTAAAGCAATATTAAAAGGTAAGTCAGAAAGCTTTGAAGCTGTTTCTCTGTTTATACCATCTCCGTCTTCTAATAAAATTGAACCGCCAAGAGCAGATACTATACCTTCAGCGGCCTTAGTTCCGTCTCCACCAGTGAATACAACTTTGTCGCCAACTTCATAACCAGAACCAGGTGTTTGTACAAAGACATCTGATACAGAACCTTCTACAATATTATTAACTTCAAGTTCAGCAAAACCATTACCTTTATTTGAATCAATTGCAACAGATTCAGAAAGTGAATGTAAAATACCATCATTGGTAATATTTGTATTAGATATTATTGATTTAATTGTAAAGGATATACTAACATCTTTTGAGTTCGAAATGACATCTATAATTTCACCTGTTTTAAAATTTCCAGCTGCACCTGGTTTAATATCTTCAATTTCAAATTCTGAAACAGAATCATTACCCTGAATAAATGTGGAAGCAGAATCTATAACTGCTGTAGCAAAAGAAGTTCTACCTGTGATAACTTGATTTAAAGCTTCTGAACCAGTTCCTTGTCCATTTGATACACATCTTAATCGTTTTTTTGTTGACCATTTTCCGTCAGACAAACGCAACATGTTTTGGTTAGGATAAAATATATTAGAACTTTCATTGAGTAATAAACGCATAAAAAGTTTATGACCTTGAGATGTACCTTTGGCTGCATACAGGTCTCTAATATTTTTTACAAGATTTCTTTTTGATACACCAGTTGCTAATGTGTTAGGTATAACTTTTAAAAATGCTTCTCGAAATTGTGTAAAGAACTCATTGACAGTATTGTCAATATCAGCATAGTCTAAAAGTTGTTGAATGTTTTGTACAGGGTTACCTTTGTATTCAGTAAGTTCAGCTTCTGCACCAGATGTCAATCCTAAAATTGTTTCACCAATTTCAAATCTTTGATTAGCAGTTGTGTATAAAGAAGCGTTACGAACATCTTCAACTATGATAGTTGTTTCGGCACCTGATGTCTGTCCTTTAATAATTTCACCATTTTGAAATTCTATTGAATCTTCAAGAACCATTCTATCAATGGCTGAACCAATGGCTCCATTTTCAGATAAGACATATGCCGTTGTTTCTGGTTCTAGAGTAAGATAGTTTGTACCAGTTTTATATTTTATTCTTGCTGATTCTAAAAACTTATAGAAATCTCTAACGAACGCTGAATAAACAGCATGGTCTTCGTCTTGAAGAAAATCAGGTAGTTGTCCTCTTATTAATGGTGAGAGTTTATTATCTATTATTGCCATATTGCTTCATCTAGTAAGAACTGCTTGAACTCGATGAACTGCTTGAACTCGATGAAGTACCACTCGTTGTACCACCAGATGTAGAAACAGTGGTTGATGTTGTAGTACCTGAACCTGATGTTGTAAAGGTCGACCCAGAAGCAGTTTCTGTATCAGAGTTGGCTGTTATGGTTGTGTTTATAAAATCTATTTCTAATATTTGATTTCGAACAGGCACAATGTCATTTGAGTTTGGTGTTACAAGCAATCGTATTTGTGTTGATGCTGAACCATCAACATCTGAAACTGCTGTAATATTAATATTGTTAATACTAATCGCACCTGTATCATAATCTATTGTTCCAGCTTGTTCATCAGCATAAGAACGAGCAGTTCCGACAAATGCATATCTTCTTAGATTTCCGTTACCGTCATCATCAAAGAAATATTCTGTTTCTGTATCAGTACTTACTTTAAAGCCAGTTGATGATACAACTCCACCAGACACAGCAAGATAACCGGCCTCAGGGTGAAATAAAGCATTATTAAAGGGTACATAATAAGAGATTGTAGTACCTTGAGTAGGTGTGAAAAACTTTGATAAATTTACAGTTGTTGTATTGTTTAGTATTGAAGTATCAGCTGTATCAATAATTCTTGATACTTCAGATGCTCTATACTGTGAGTTAAATTGTAGAAGTGTATTTGAGTTGTAATTTGTAAGAGCAGTTGTAACTGCTGTATCAAGAGCAGAAGAAATTTTTGTTGTAGAAGACGAATCAAATTTATAGTTAACTGCCAAACGAATAAAAGTTGTGTCTGGGTCAACAATCACAGGTGTAATTGATGCTACTGTGTATGGTGCTAAGTCTGTTACTAATTGATTTTTTTGTGTTGATGTTAAAACAGAACCTGTTGTTGATTTAATTGAAATAAAAACTTTACCATATTCAGGTGTTGAACTTACACCAGTTGATGAATCATAACTTCCGTCTTCACCACCAAAGACTGAAACAGCTTGTGTATTTGGAAATAATCTTTTTGTAAGAACTTCAAAGTCAGAGGTTGTTACGGCACGACCTTGTGTAGCATAATCAAGTGGTGCATTTGTTTTAATAGATTTTAAAGATTCTGGTTCAGCTCCACCTTCAGCTCTTAGGACTGTTGAAATAGTAACATCTGTTTCATCACCAATAGAACTTGGTGGACTAAATTGAAATGCGCCATTGGCTTCTGTTTTATTAGTTACAACATATTGTAGTAAAACAATATTACCATCTTCAATAGCTTTAGATGTAATACCATCTCCGAAATAAACTTCATGTTTTCCACCTTCAACTTCTTGTAAAAAATAAACAGTAGATGTATTAGTCAACTGTGTAATGTCAGTTGCCTTTGTAAAAGTTGTTGTTGTTGAATCGGTAGAAGAGTTAATAACTTTAACAGTTAGTGTTGAGGTATCAGCACGATTGTCTCTTAGTAAAAATCTTTGTTCGATGTCAGAGGTATCAGCTGTGTAACGAGTTGATACAAATGTTCCTTCGTAAACATCAATCGAATCAAAATTAATAGAGTTACCAAATTTTGTAGAAGTCTGGTCTTGAGCTGTGACAAAGTTGTAGGATGTGCCATCATAGTTTGTAGAAAATTTTGTACCTGCTGATAATGTAATTGATGTTTGATTTGTTCTAATGGATACATTAATAATTGCTTTGGCAGCTCTTGCTGATTGAACTTCGTATCCTAACATTTTAGCATGTGACACCACAGACGAACGTAATGATGCTGAATCTAAAAACATTTCATTCGCTAACATGTTAGCGTTGAAACCTAAGTAGTGAGTATTGTATGCAAGGGTGTCAAGTAAAATATTAAAACCAGAACCATCAAAGTCATAATCTTTAAAAGTGTCTTGTGCTTTTAAAAATATTTTTAAGTTCTCTTTGATTTGGTCAAAGTCTAGTTCGGTAATTCTTAATCTTTTTTTATTAACAACAGTTGCCATTATCGTAATCTCTCTAAAAATAAATCCATTTCCACCAACTGGGTCGGTGTATTTCTAACATAGAAATCTACTGTAACAGTATAAGCATTTCTATCATAATCAGGTGTGCATCTTACAGCTTGTAATCTAGCACGAGGTTCAAAATTACGAATAACATCTTCAATCTTTCTAGCAAGAACAACACCAGTAATCGGTGTCATATTTTCAAATAACATATCACGAACACCAGAACCTATTTCTGGGTGGAAAGGTTTTTCAAATGGATTCAATAAAACTAAATTTCTAATTGAACGCTTGACTGCTTGAACATCTTCAATAATGTTAACATCAGAATTAGAATTCCTTTTTGCAAAGAATAAATCTAAATCAGAGTATACTTTTGAAACTTTTGTGCGTGACGCATTGGTTAATTGTGCATCAATACCTTTTTCACCTACAATATGTGCCATAAAGCCACTCTCCTACCAGAGTATTTATACAGTTAATCTCCAATGATAACAGTTTTAGATGATGAAGTTATACTTCCAATATCGTTTCCGTTTAATTCAGTATCATTGTCCAATGTTGTATCTGATAATCTTGCGGCTCCGTTTTCACCAGAGTTTAAATTAATAGTTTTGTTTACACCACAATCGATTTTGATATTACCATCTGCTTTAATTGTTAAATCACCAGTCACATGAATGTTATCATTGCCCGTAACTGTTCTAAATCCGTTCTTATGTTGTGTTACGACATCCCCATTTGGATGAAATTCAACAAAAGACCCTGATTTGTGATAGACATGAATTCTTTCTGCGTTCGTTGTGTCATCAATTTCAATGACATGACCTGATTCGGATTCAAAAACATGATTGTTTGGATACACAGCATTGTAAGGATTGTCAGGTTCGCCTGTAATTATATCAGGTGTTTTCGTTATTGTGTTCGTTCCTCTTGCAAGTTTATTAACATCTGATTGATTTAATTCTTTAGGATACAATCCGTTTGGGTCATTAAATCCTTTTGCAATATCAATCTCTTGTGTAGGAATACCAGGCAAACTTCCCATAATTACAAGTTGTTGTTTTTCTGGGTCCATAAAAAATCCTACAACCCATGTGCCTTCGATAATAAAACTTGGTGAAGTTCCTATGCCTGAATTGGCTGAACTTGTTGTTGGGGTCATGACTTGAGCCCAAGGTAAATCTTGTGTTGGTAAATCCACTAAGTCATCTGTATGATATCCAAGACAACGAACTTGCACACGACCTAATTGACTAGGGTCTTGTCGTGATTCTACAACACCGACAAACCAATGAAATCCGTCCATGCCCATAAAGTTTTGTGTATTATTCATACAAGTATTTAGTCTTAGGAATTATATTTAATGACATCATTGATGCTAGAGTTTTGAAAATTTCTAGGAGATGACCATTGTGTGTTATACATATTTCCAGCAATCATAATTCTTTCACCTTCGACAGGTTTCACTTCATGTTGTATGAAGCCTGGAAAAACTATTAGGTCACCTACTTTAGGATTGTATTCATAGTTCGCAGTAGGAAAGATAATAGGTGCATACTCTGGCATCTTTACATAATATCCAAATGCAAAAGTATAAGGAAAATGACTGTGGCGTTTTGCTGAAGTTTTTTCTGTGTAGTGAATACCCCATGATTCATTGCAATACATTTTTGTTGGGGCTAGTCTTAAACAAATTTGTTCTGCAAGACGACACGCCTGGTCAGTAATCCATTTGATACTTTCAAATTCTGTATGTAAATGCCAATCGGTCATTCGAGCTTGCACATTAGACGTTCGAATTACACCACACTTTTCTAATATGGATAATTCACAATCAATGTGTAGAGGAACTTCTTGACCAGAATGTCTTTTAATCGTATGAGACATTGCGTCATCATAGATATTACGAATTGCAAAAGGATATCTTTCTGCAACTTCAATATAATCTTTAGGTCGATTTAAATCGGATAGGGATATTTTCTTATCGATATTAGCGTTCTTCATAATATAAACTCCTTTAAAGGATTCAAATGTTAGGATGCGATGTAGTTATTGTAAGTATCAACCCATCCATGCCATGTTGATTCTGTTACAGGGTCAGCTCCCATAAATGTACAAAGTGCTTCGTAGTGTGTCGTGTTCTTTGCAATAATTAAATCTTGACAAAGTTGAAAGTTTTTGCTATCATCAGGATGCAATGTTTTTAATTTTATCATTGCTTCTGTGCGTTGTGCCCACCATGCATTTTCTTTACCTTTAGCTATGTCTGCTGTATTAGCATCTTTTGAACGAGATGCTTGTTCACGAGCTTTGAAAGTTGTTGTCCAAGACGCATGAGTAAAATCATCCCAAGTTAAAAAGATAACTTTTGCTCCAGCACCTGTGATAGTATCATAAGTGTTTGCAATATTGGCAGGTGTCCATGTTACACCTGTTGGGTCAATCACACCAGGGTAGTGTATACCACCTCCATAGATGTCATTAGACGTTGCACCTTGATAAATGAAAGGAAGGTCTTCGACAACTGTAGGACAAGCACTTCCCTTATCCCAATCAGCGTCTATTGTATTTTGAACTTGTTCGTTTGTATCTGCAAGTTTTCCACTCAAGAAAGATGAGTTAAAGGTTTCAGGATTTGCTGGGCCGTACATAACATTAGAATATTTGTTGTCACGAATTTTCCAAGACTTAAAAGGAGCATCTGGTCGATTACCACTTCCTGTGTTATTTGCTTTTGCTATCCAATTATCTGTATAGGATAAAGTCTTTGCAATAAGATAAAAATTTAAATCAATAAAATCATTGTGATTATGTGATAAACAAAAATACGCCATTCGTGAAAACTCCTTATAGTTACAAGTTTATTTATAATACCAAAACAACTACCAACAACAGAAATACTATCAAAGAAAGAAAACGCTCAGAACGCTTCGCTCGGAAATCGATATTCATTTCTTTATAAACTTTCTATTACAATATCCACAGACAACTTCAGATTGTTTCTTGAGAGAGTAATAGACAGTCGGATGTCCTAAGTCACCTTCTCCACCATCACATTTGATACTGTCAGATGTTACATAGATAATTTCAAACGCCATAGAATAATAATACAGAAATCAGTATAAGAGACATGACCATATACTTTTGATATTGTTTCTTTGGGTCTTGCATGATATTACTTATATGTTAACATACCAAATTTGTTAAACTTATATAATCTTTCTGCAATTGTGACACCATCCTGTCCAAATTCCTCTTGACATGCTTTGATACAAGATTCCTTAGAGACGTTACTGTCTTTTAACGATTGTGCAAACTCTGTTATAATCTGTTCTTTAGTTGTGAGTTTTGGTATTGACATGAAAGTACTCCTTCAACCAATCTTGCAAATAATGTATAGTATCATCATAGCCAACCAAATCCCATGACTGGTTAGATTGTAAACAGTTCTCAACTGCTGTGTCTAGAGAAATCTCTTGAGATTCTATTCTCTTGATTTGTGCGTTAAGAAAGTTCTCTGCTTCATCCCAAAAATATGCCATTGTTTTACTCATAATGTATGTACTCCTTATTGTTGATTCATTCTATTGTATCAGTAATTGTTTATGTTGTCAAGTTTTTTAACAGTAAATTTAACTCCAAGACTTTTCAATCTTGCATTTTCTTTTTCAGCATCTTCAGGTGTCTGAAAAATATGTTCTACTTGTCTATCTTCTAAATCTAGATTTAAAGTATTCTCTTCGTAAGTTCTTTGATATAAGTGTATATTCATTATGTAACCTCTCGTTTCATTGATTAATTTTATTGTACCAGAAATTCTCTTCATTGTCAAGTTTTTTTTATATGCATTTAAGTGTAAGAGTTAGCGCTAGTTTTAAGGGGGGTGGGGTGTGACAAGTTGTACTGGTTGTGAAATAGTATAGGGAATCTACATTGCATTTATAGATTACGGCCAACACACCAGTTTAAAGGGTGGGGGTTACGGTAACCATATAGCACAACGGCCCTTCGCATAGTTAGACGACTAACATCAAAAGGGCCATATGCTTAGACACAAAGGTCTTACAAGGGGCCGAGACACTCTCAACTTCCACCCCACACTCTGATATCGAGAACTTTCAGGCATCACCATAACTAGGAGGTCAAAAGATGCCTTACGTGGGCCACCAAACTACCTTAATGAGAGAGCCTCGGTGGTAATCATCTGGTACTTTTGCAATTGCTCAACCATATGATGTCTTAATAGTAACATAACTCTACGTACATGTCAAGGGTTTAGTTGGTTATTATTGTCACATGTACTGTATATACCTCTCTAGCAGCTAGAACGAAGCGCTGACTGCGTGTATTCCCATCATTGCTATAGCTATACCCCTCAGGTACATAACCTATTATACACAGAATGACAGGCTTGTCAAGGCCTTTCTTGGTTATTCTCGTATTATTTGTGAGTATGTGTGGAAATATTAGCCGATAGGCCGCAGACTTTAATCACATAGACCGGTCGAACACCTATGTTTATTTAAGCCTTTTTCTTAACTGTCCAAAATGAGCATATATTCGATACAACACATGTGGTACATACATTGGATAACTCATATTCCCTCTTATATGCCATATACATCCAAAGAATCTACCCTCAATATGACTATATCCAACGATTCGGAAAATATTACTTCTATTCTGTATCATTTCTCTTTTTAGGTAAGCAATCAGGGTTTCTAGCTTGTATACTGTCAAATAGGTCTTTTCTTGGTGATTTTCCTTTTCTCTCATCTCTCATTCTTTTGGAATGTTCATAAGAGATTCTTAGTATTTCTTCTTCTTTTGGAAACTCTTCGTCAAAGTACTTCTTCTCTTCATTCATCATAGAAATTCTTTCTCATCATTACTATACTTCATAATGTAATCGTACATGAACTGATGAGCCATGGCATTAGGATGTTCTGTCTCTAGCGCTTCGTGTCCTGTTGTATTAGCAATGTCATCTGATATAGGGCCAATGAAGTTTTGTATTCTCCATTCGCCATTGGGAAATGCTTTTCTTAATTCATGTTTCATTGTTGTTCCACCTAGAAGTTTCAGTATTGGCCAGCCGTGAACTCTCATATCAGGATACTCCATAATATGTTGCATCATGGATTGTTCATGTTTTTCATAGATATTCGGAATCAGCGCTTCATCTCTGTTCATCTCTAGGAAACCTGCTCCTTGCATCATCCACACTCGTTTATCCTTTGAAAGTACATACATTTTATCTAACGCTTGACACATATTCTTTGTATCAATATTAGGAAGAGGTCGTTCTATATTCACATAATACTTACTCCATGGCGGCATGAGAAAGAGTATTTTGTCATAGTTCTCATTGTGTTTTACATAGAGATGAAACATGTAGTCAAAAGTGTTTCCAGCAGACGCTAAATTGGTATTCTCGAACTTGTCAGTCCACATCTCAAAGGTGTTTTCTTTGTAATCTCTCGCACTCCAGCTATCGCCCAATACGAGCGTTTTCTTTGATGTATTCATAAATTGCTTTCTGTCCTTTCTCGTTCGGGTGACCATCTGGGTCGTGTTGTGTCTTGATACCATTTCTATTTTCTGTACTATAACCCTTTTCCGATATCTTCCAAGAGTTTCCTTGAAAATGTTTTTTGAGTTGTCGTTTCATATTGAAACCATTGAAATGTTCGAATAGAGGCCAACCATGGACGGGTATATCTGGCGTATTCCTTTCAATAAATTCTTTTGTAAGGGTTTGTAGAATGTTGTTTTCTTTTTGAATATCTGTATGACCTGTGATATCTGTTCCTTGCATACTAAACAAATCAGGTCGTATTTTGTGAGAAGAGTACATATAATTGATTGTTTTAAACATTTCGGAAACAGTATAATCCCATTTCGATGTTTGTTCTTCCATTTCCGAAGCTATTCCGTGGCGATGCCATTCTGTCCATAGAATAATGACTTTATCGTACTTCTCATGATGTTGAACGAACTGATTGTATATCCAATCGTTAGAACATCCACACAAAGCCTTTATATCGGCGTTTTCGAAGTATTGTGGCCATGTCTTCCAATTGCAATACCAATAGTTCGGGTCAGTCCAACTATCGCCTATGCAGAGTATTTTTTCCATAATTCTAAATCTCTTTCATAATATGTTTGTAATATATGTAGTGAGTTACTTGACATATCATACACTTTTTTATCGATTGTGTCAAGACCTTTATTGATATGAGGTATCTGTATTTGTAACATGTTCTCAATGACTTTCAACTTGTCCATAGTAAAAACATGACAATCTTTGTTATTGATATAATCCGATTGTGGTAAAAAATGCCAATAGGACGATGCCATCCAAGTAGAATTTGCTCGTGTGAAATAAAACTCGATAAAATCATCGACATTGGATTCAATAAATTTTTTGGTTTGTTTGTTGAGAGTTTCTTTTTTGTTAGCAATACGTAATCTTAAGCGATACTGCATCCATGCAAAAGAACTTGCAAAGCGTTCTATCGGATGACGTATCACAGCGAACATGCAATCGTACTCGTAACCTGCTAGACGGGCTCTCTTGGCCATTATATCGGCGTTAAAATGCCCACTATGAAAGGTGTTCTCTTCATGCTCGAATTGTTTTCCGAACTTGACTGATAACCCCTTTCTTATGGACGTTCCAGCGTTCTTAGGTATATGTACAAAGAGTGGTTTTATATACATTCGCACTCTTCAAAATCAAGGCCGCACATATAACAGTAATCCCATTCTAACTCGTCCTCGTCTTCCATGTTTATTTTTTAATGTTTTTCAATACTAGTGGGAACTGTGTCCAACCAAATTTTGATTCTAGTATTGTTGATAGATGTTTGTAACTATAAGTCATGATATTCACCTCCTTTACCATATGTCGTCATATTTACCCATTAACTTTTCGTAGTCTTGTCCTTTAAAAAACTTAGGATTTCTTTTTGCTGTTTCAAATGATGCTACTGTAACAAATATAGCAGCTACAAAAACTAAGTGAGCGATTGCTGTGTATCCAAAGACTGTCCAACTT